ATCTCTGTAAGCTGTCGACCCTCTGCTCTCTCTAGTTGAGTCTCTAAGTCACTCTTAATGATCTCAACAGGTATGGCTAACGTCATAGACCTGAGAGCGCCCTTAACTGCTCTGGTCATATCAGGCATCAGCACATCTTCAAACACCGCTGATGAGGCTTGTGCTTGGATCAGGTCAAGTTGAGGCATAGCCTGAGGGGAGAGGTCAGTACCAATCACCTCAAGCGATCTCTCAACGCTTGCTCTGATTTTATCAGTGGACTCAATAAAGTCATCGACCGCAAGGCCGAGCCCACCCCTCAAGATGAGATCCATGATTTGCTCATCAGTGAAGCTCATCATAAGGGCAGGGTCATTGCTAGTGGCCACCATGGTCATGAGGTCCACTAGACTTTTTCGCGTTCTCTTCAGTGCGAGGATAAAGCCGCGCTCGGCCTCAACCTCTGTTCTGAGCTGATCGCGTCTAGCTCTGATGAGACTAGCCACCGGACCACGCTCGCCTTTAACTTGTCGTGTCAGGTCATCAATGGCGAGCTTATCCGCATCTTCTGAAAGATGTATATGGCTAGTCTCAAGCATTTACTCAAACTCAGTTCACAACGCTCGTGATGATGCGCCCAAGAGTACCGTCGAGGCTCTTAAACTCGTGGACCTCCTCAGCATAAACATAACGGCGAGTACGGTCTAATGAGTCATACTGGCCAGCGATCATGCCACCAAACTCTAGGTTGATCGCCGCTGTAGGCATACCCTTGACATTACCGCTCTTTTGAACGATTGCATCAGAGCCCTTGAGAATACCCATGAAGAGTGCGTCTTCAGTCCAGATATAAGACTCTGAAGAAGTAGCACCAGGGACCGCAGTGTCACGACGAGCCGCGCCAACGTAAATGTTGGGGATGCCAAGCACATCACGAAGAATCTGAATCACTGATTGGTTGTTGAGGATGCGTGACCCTGCAGCTACTCCAATAGTGCTAGCTCCGCCTACCTCAAGATATCCGCGAACCTCAGGATTCTTGGCGAGAGTTCGGAAAACTTTGTGGCCGAGTACGAGAGTATCTGGAGCGATACCATGAGCCGCCTCAAACACTGTGTTGCGTAGGTCATAGAGATCGCTGAGAGGAGTAGAGCCAACATCATCAAACTCACCGCCAAACTCGTTGGCCGCTGTGTCGTTGTTGAAGTTAGATGTACCGAAGAGGAGATCAGCGGCGCGCTTCTCTTTTGCGAGCTTCATGACGCGCGCTACCTTCTTTGCGATGCGAGCTTCTTCGCTCCCTGGATATTGAGAGTCAAAGATATCCTCCATGGCGATACTGTCAGAAGCTGCGTAGATCTTCGCCTTGAAGGTGGTGCTTGATCGATCAAACCCACCAATAGTAGCGCGTGAAGCTCCAGGAGCGCGCTCGAGGTCGAGGCCAGCGCCTGCGCCCATGAAGTTACGTGTCTCCTCGAGGAGAATGGTTCCTGAGCGCTCAGGTACTTTGATGGTCTCAAAGATCTGATCAGCGATGAGTTGATTGTCAGATGGGACCGCCTCAACGACGAGGTTAGTTAAGATCTGGTCTACTGGATGAAGATTACTATATGAACTAGCCATGTCTAACTACTCCTTAAGTGTTGAGGCTGCTAGGGCCGAAGAAGTACACGAAGAACTGCTCATTAGCAGAGACATCAATCTGATTGATGTTGGGAAGCAGACGCGCGATAGGATAGAAGGTGGTGTCACCTGACTCACAAGGCTGGAGCTTGCCAGCAGTAGCAGCGCTGAGGATGCACTTGGTCTCATCAAGCGCCTCAGATGCGATAACGCGAGTGATGCCATGAACGATCACGTCAACGCTCTCACCATCTGCACAAGCGCGCTGAGCAACGCCCACGACCTTGTTATCAGTAGCGGCTGTGGTCACTGAGACCTTACCAGCGTCTGTCATTGAAACGACCGCATACTCAGTGATGGCACCGTCTGCGATAAAGGACATACGATTGTCAGTATTAGCCATGATTAAACTCCAAAGGCTTTAGTATAGTAATCAGGGTTCTCAGCGCGGAACATGTCGAGCGCCTCGCTATAGGTCACGCTCTTCTCTTTCTTAAGAGCGAGCACTGCATCATTGAGAGTCTGGCGTGAGATCTCCTCACCGCTTGCGCCGTGGCCGATCTCAGCTAGTGGCACAGCTGAAGAGCTAGCGCGCTCGCTAAACATCTGCCAGAACTCAGGCTGAGCGTCTCGGAGGTCCCAAGCTTTACCAGCCACGGTCTGCTCAGCAGGGCTGATCTTTCCTTCGTTGAGGAGAGAGCTGACAGCCTGATCACGCTTGATGGCGTCACGCTCGGCGGTAAGCTCTGCTAGGCTCTCGCGAAGAAGAGCGACCTCGTTGAGAAGGTTTACATCAGGGGTGATTGATTCACTCATCTTCTGATATCCCATCTTGTTCTTTTCGTCTTCGTCTTCAGCCTTCATCTCAGCTTTGTCTTCAGACTTATCTTCAGCCATCTCTTCAACCTTGTCTTCTTCAGACTCGGTTTTGAGGTTGGCCTCATTGTCAGCTTTCATTTCTTTGATCATCTCTTCGAGCTCCTTGACCATCTCATCTTTAGCGACGAGAGCAGCGCGGAGATCCTCAAGACTCATTGATTCGAGATTGTCCATCTCAAGCCTTTCGTTAAGGGTTACTCGGTCGATGCGGTCATGAGACTGAGCAGGCCGAGGGGTGAGGGTGATTGCTAACAGTTGGGCTTTACCGATGAGGTCACCGCCGCTTCTGTCATGTACATCGCCGGTGATAAACTCAGGACTTGACCACAAGACCCCCCCCGCTTCTTTGACCACGGTTAAGCCGCGCTCGTTGTAAGCAGGGACGGCGTAAAGGCCATCTTCTCTAAGTTCTAAGTCGACGATTAAGCCGAGAGCGTTGCCACTCTCAGGAGGTGCTGGGGGTCCACCGTTAAAGGGTGATGTGGCATGTTGCCAATCGATAATAACGGGGTCCGCGTCCTTGCGCTCTCGGTACACTCTGAGCATCTCAGAGAGCATATCTACATCTATCTCTTTGCCGATTGACTCACCGCTCATGCGTGAGCTCACCTGACCAAGAGAGAGCGTCTTGAATGGTTTACCGATGGTTAGGCCATCAGGTACATCATAGCTTGGAGCCTCTGAGAGCTGGAGAGCTTCACCATAGGCCCTGAGTGATTGACTCTTCTTATCTGCTGAATCCATCTGTTTCACTACCTTTCGCGCCCATGCATAACCGGCATCACCTCCCCAACCTTGCCAAGCCTGCCAGCCCTTCCCTTGGTCATCCCAGGTTGAGCCTTGCTTGTCGATCTCATGGCGGGTGAAGTAAGCGAGCATACGCTTGACAGTCTCAGGGCTTAACTGCTTACCCGCTTTCAGGTCACGAGCTCGAGCGATTCCAACGGGGGTCATTCCTCGCTGACTCTCTGGCTTGTCTGCTCTGACTTCAAGCGCTCGCTTGGCCGCGTCTCTAGCGCCCTGAGGTGGGGTGAAGTCAATATGAGAATACTTGTCAGGTATCGCCATTAACTCAGCCTTTGCTTCAGACTCTCGGCGTTGAGGGTGACCTTTAGGGAGTAAGTCAAGATCACCGGTATAAGCTTTCTTGCGCTGACCTGTAGCGACGAGCTTAAGGAAGGTGCGCACACGAGCAAGCGCCCAACCATTGCGAGTCATCCCCGGGCGATGGCTAACAGAGAAAGCACCCGCGCCACGTCGAAAGACGGCCTTGAGTGTTCCGAGGTCGACACGACGAGAAGCCTTAGTGAATCTCGCGTTGTGGGTGTCACGCATATTCTCAAGGGCTTTGGTCGCTTGCTCACCAATCTCAATACCACCACGAGCGCCACTAGCTGAGCCCTCAGGATTCTTGGCGCTACCTGTGCGTTGATCCTTCTTAGGCGCTGGCGTCTGTGCCTTGGTGCGCTTACGCTTTGCCATGCTCACGCCTCCTCTTGATGAGCTGCTCAGTCAATGCGCTCACTGATCCACCGACACCTACTGAAGAGATGCGTGTGAGCGGTGAGCGCTGTGCATCCTCCGGCAAGTCACCAGCTCCGAGCCTAGCTCTGATAGCTCTCTCAAGTTCATCATCAGGAGTGAGCAGGCCACTTTGTACCAACGCAGGTAAAGCACCCATCGACTCCGCGAGATCATCAGTATCAAGGCCGGTGTGAACTAGACGGGGCAACATTGAAGGGTCTACGCATCCATAGTTCCACCTAATCAAACGGCCTACCGTCCCACCGCCACGGCGGTCAACACCACTGACTGCACCGGCCACGATGTCACACAAGTTGATAGCAGCTCGTCTAAATACTGTATGATGAATCTCGCCAACAGATCGAGCACCGGTCTCTGTAGTGCCGAGGTCAGCAAACTGAGAGAGGAACGCTGAGGAGATCTGAGCATCACATTTCGTTATGATATTGATTGGCCCATCTGCATAGAGGTTAGGCGCTGC